AGAACAGTTGGTTCATTAGGGATTTCGTCACCCTTAATTTGTTGAGCCAACATTTCATTTTGCAATAGCTGATTAAGCCATTCGAGGTTTTCTTCCTCATCATCTTTATGCTTAACAAACTTTTCGCCTACAGATTTCGGAATACCAATATTAGAATGCCCAGAGGCAGCAGCGTACATCGCTTTTCTTTGATTTTCCGACTGAAATGGCATAGGTTAAACCCTAATAAACTTTTTTGGATTGTAACGCTTCTTTGCCCTTTTGTGTCACCATTTCATCTGGCAACTGGCTAACTCTGTACAGATACTTATACCGACACCGGCAATAAACCTCTTCGCCGGGCGCAACTACATCAGTAGTATAGCCATTTTTTGGTTTAACGTAACCTTCTTTTTGCGCCCAACTATCTTTTATAAGGTAAATATTCTCGTCTAATTCACGGTGATCTTCACGATAGTTATAGTTAGCTTGTCGCCAATTGCTGTGCCATTGCGCCGCAATAGCGCCATTATCAAGGGCTACAATCTCATTAATGTTAGCTATTAATTTGTGCGTTTGGTCAATAATTACCCGGCGTTCTTTAAAAGGTAACATCCCTAAAGACTTTTTGACTTGCTTTTTCTCTTCTCGTTTATCGACAGTATCGCTACCGCCGATTGGAATAGAAGTAGCCCAACCAGAAAAGCGGCGCAACATATTGCTGATCGATTCTTCACGATTAAATTTGATAAGATTGACTGAAGCTAAAATGCGGCGATCTAATTCGGCTCGCATTTTAGGCTTTAATCTGTCCACCGTGAATCGTGTCACATCTTTACTGACCAATCCACCCTTAGTTACTAAACGGTCAAAAGCGCCCTTTAAAGAGCGTTCAAGCTCACTTTGCATCTTTTCGGGTGTAATTAATGATTTTACAGCCGATTCTTTAAGCGTTTTTAGCCAATAATCGAGTCTTTCCCGATTATCAAACCCATAAAGAATGAAATCATTGATCGCCGCCGTTAGGACTTCATAGAAAGTCACGGTTATTCCTTAGATGGCGGCTCAGTTGGGGCTGTCAGGGGAGTTGGTGGCTCATAATCAGCAATAGCTTCAATATCTAATTGCATTGCTGATCGGAACATATCTGGCATTTCTGCCAAGTTGTCCTGCGCCCATTGAATAGCGACTGCTCTATTTTCAGGGTTAATTACTGGCAAAATCGTTCTAAGCATTTCGGTAATGCCTTTGAGCTTAACTTCTTCGGTCTTGACCAATTCGCTTGGCGTTTCTTCAATCATGGAATCCCAAACTGGAGTAAACGCATCTTTCCATTCGTAAAAAGCTTGTTCGTAGGTCTTATTTTTGTACATTTCAGGGTACTTAGCTTGAAGTACCTCAAAAAACTGTTTATTCCAAGCTTTGTGCATTACGATCTTGTCAAAAAACTCAAACAGGGAGCGCATATCGTTTCGCAAGCCCGTAACGTATTGGGCAATAGCAATAGCGTCTTGGCTACCTTCTGCAAAGCTATTAGCCAAGGCTTCATCTTTTAGCAAGATGGATGGCACGTCAGTAGCCGCAGCGATGTTAGCAATGATGTTATCTCTTGCCGTAGTCATGGCTGTATCGGTGTTATTTAAGTCAATGGACTCAATATCCTCGTCAATATCAATCGACAGGACGTTACCTGTAACGCCTTGTTGCAAGTAGCTACGCTTGATGCCAGCAGCAGTCTGCATTAAGCGGTTTACGATTGAGCCTGATTGCTTTTGCTTAATGACCAGTAGCCCCGCCTTGAAGGTGACCAAATCGTCAGTGACCATAGACTGAACAAATGACTTCAAGGGATACAGGGCGCGTTGAAATACAGAGCGACCTGTGAAACCAAAACCGGATGACTGGTATGCAAGGTAGATCGGAGTATTATTAAACACAATACAGCTTCTTGATGGGTGATAGGGTTGACCCGCAGCCGTAACATACAAATTAGGCTTTTGAAAGTCTGGCGCGTTAGGGTTTTGGTTGGTGACGGTTGAGCCAGCAAGGTTTAACGGGTCAAGTTTATTAAAGTACAAAGTTAAGTCAGGTAGTGTCCAAGGGTCAATTTCTTTATCTGTTGGAATACCTTCTGCGCCGTACACTACGGCGGACACACCATACACACGTTTTAGAAAAGTTACATCACGAATGATGTTAGTAGCGTCTAGGGCATTCCATTCATCTTGAAATGCTTTAACCAACATATCTTTAGGATGAACGTCCATACCAATAGTACGGGGTTTAGAAAGCGCTAATACAATAGGCTTTTCAATAATTTTGGAAGCTAAAGGGTGAAATTCGAAAATTGCTTTGCAAGTCTGATAGCCAACTGGACTGCCCGGCTCAATGGCTTCGGCTTGAAGGAACTCCATGAGGGGAGAAGGTAAGCCCGTATTTGATATGGTTACGTCAGACATAGATTATTCCCAAAAAGATACCGCCCATAATACCATTAGAATCCCAATTTGTTACCACATCCAATGGCAACTCCATAAACATAACAATCTAATAAGTCATTTGATTTTTTATTAATGTCTGGATCGCCTAGTCTAAAGCCAGCCATCTCAGTAATCAAGTGATTTCTAGTTGCGCCCTTGAAAGGCACTGTTTTGTAATAGGCGTGTTCGCTCATTTTTACTTTTTCTTGGAAATGATAGCCAGAGATACTGACGGCTCTTTCATCTTTACCTAGTTGAGTAAACTTGCTTTCAATCTCATGGACGTGCCACCCCCGTGTCTGCCCTTGTTGCAACAGCACAATTCCAGAGCCTTTATTTTCAATCCACGTTCCCGCAACCCCGTAGATTGCTTTGGTTTCTTTGGCTAACTCTTCTAGCCTTGAGAACACAGATGGTATCCAATGCTCTAGCATTGCCGCATCAATACTGACAATATCCCAGTCTAAGATTGTTAGCGGTTGCTCGCTTTGAGAGTTCATCGAAAAATACACTACGGCTGTACCATCAAACTGCTGACCAGCCTTCATCGCTGAGTCAATGACGGCGTATACCGTTTCTACGCCTGTAGGCGGTTTAATTGGTAGTTCTTCTATTAGCAGTTTGCTGACAGCTAGTAGGCTGACAGACCTCCAGTCGATGAACTCAGCCAGATACTCTTGCGCGAACACAGACTCGTGCTGGCGTAGCCGTTCGGACTCAATCTCGGCTGGCGGCACATAGGGGTTAGCTAAAGACGGAGCATGAAACTCTTTAAATCCAAGGTCTGGCTCGTTGCAAGCAGCCCAAAAGAAGTTATCAGGATCAACCCCGTTTGGGGTAGAAAACACCCAAGTAATGCCTTGGGTTGTTAACATGGTTGGTTTAATTGACTTAAACCAGATGTCATTTTTCATCTGAGGGCTTTTGGTAAAGGCTGCCTCATCAATGAGCGTTAGGTCATAAGATCGTCCGCGCCCTGCCAACTCGTTGTCCAAAATTGTCCAAAAGTCGATCTTGCCACCATTAATGAGCTTGATAGTAGCGTCATTGCGGTTGGCACTTTTTATCACGGGGTCGAGGGTATCTCGCAGAGCGTCCCAGATTTCTGCTAACTGCTTGTGTTCTGGAGCAAAGATTCCGACTTGTTTGCCGTCAATAGCAGTTTTAGCTGCGAGCCATGTGGCAAAGATAGACTTGCCGAACCTTCGCCCGGCTCTTACTACGTTTAGCCTACCCTGTCCTCTATATAAGTCAAGTTGCCCAGTATGTAACTTTGGCAATTTGACCTTACGATTGTCAGCCATTCTCACCCGGGATTATTTGCGGTTCGGCGTTTTCTACGATAATTCGTATTTCGTTAGAAGATTCACTGTCTGGACGAGCCTGTTTCCAACCGTGTAAGCATTTGAGGATTTCAATAAGGGCTTTAGTGTCGCCTTCATCTAAGCCTTTTTTCATTAGCTTACCGCTAATATCCGCTTGGTTTGCAGCTTTAGCTGTTAGCACCATTTCTGCGGCTTTTGAATCAAACTGGCACAGTCTATTGAAGTCTACGGGTAGAAACCCTGACTTGAGGGCTAGGGCGTCGCCTGTTAGCCCACGATAGGCAGCATCGTAAATACGGTCTAAATCTTCTTGCGTTGCGCGGATTTTGTCTGTTTTGTGGTCGACTGAATAGAATAGTGGGTCTGGTATAAAGCGATCCATGTTAGTACCCCTATAGTTAGTCATAGTCGGATATTAGCATAAACCCTGAAAAGTGCAACTGGGGCTTGTTTTACATAATATGTTAGTGTTTGCTAACTTAGTTTTAAAATTACTAAAAATTTTTTAGCTTTTTGCAAAACAACTTTTTGCATAGTTCATAGGTTAAAAAGCCCCTTACTCGGGTAGCCATAAAGTAATGACCCCCTTTTTGCTTTTTATATGGCAAAAAAACCCGCCCATATAGAATAAGGCTTACAGGGCGATATCCCGCCCCAAGCCCCTAGCTATAAGCCTCGAGCTATTAGCTAACAGAAAAAAGCAAGGGGTTGCGTATAACGTACGTTATGTCAAATAAGAATGGGCTAGATTGTCACTTGCTGAAAGCTGAAAGCATAGGGCTAATGGCTAGAAATTTAAAGCATAACGGGGCGAGGGTGAAATTTGCCCCAAGCAACTAGCAACTAGCAACTAGCAACTAGCAACTAGCAACTAGCAACTAGCAACTAGCAACTAGCAACTAGCAACTAGCAACTAGCTAAAAATTGAGAGCTACTATCAAAGGGCTGAAAGTGACAATTCACCTTTTCAATTAATGGTCATATAGTCACATTGTCACCCCCCAAAAATCCAATTCTCCGCATCGCTTAAACCCTCATAAATACCCATTTTAAAAAACAAAATACATATAAAGTATGACAATTTAACCAAGCAGCACCCCCCAAGCCAATTGCTAAAAGGCTCTCACGCCCTCAAGTAACCTGACCAAGAATTGACCAATTTGACCCAAAAAAAGTGACCATTTTCACCTTTTTTGCTTACCTGGCTTTGTTGTATATATGCAAAAGATTGCTTTGCATTAGGTTGTTTTATGTTTATAATAAAAGCTTAGTGAGTGACAATTTGACCAATAGAGGAGAAACGCATGAAAAAAGAGGTTAGTTTTTGGGAAATATTAGGTGCTTGTATTTTGGGCGGGGCAATTAGTGCCATTGTTTTAATTGTTTATTTTTATGCAAATGGAGGCTTTTAATTATGAAACAAACTATCAACCTGTATCAATTCCGTGACGCTTTTCAGCGTATGGATAGAGGTGAGCAATTCTCTTATGAGGGCTTGGAGATTTTATTCGATTGGTTTGAAGATTTGGAAATCATGCAAGATCAAGAAATTGAATTAGATGTTATCGCAATTTGTTGCGAATATTCAGAGTCAAGCATTGAACAAATCATCCTTGATTATTCAGTAGATATTGAAGGGGTAGAGCCTGAAGAGGTTGACGCTTTTATTCTTGATTATTTAAATGATCGCACGATTGTCTTAGGTGTTTGCCTTGATGGGGCAATTGTTTATCAACAATTTTAAGGAAATAAAAATGAGCTATAAAAATGAATTTTCAGATTTTGACTATGACTTACCCGCCCTTGGTGAAGGTTGGGCGGATAACTCATGGCATAACGATGTTTGTCCCTCACTTGATTATTCATTGGGGGGTGAAAAACTTATTCGGATTTGGTTTGATTACGCCAACCCTGAAATGAGGGAATGCGGAGGGAAAAAATACGCTCTTGCAATTGGTGAATATTGCACCCTTGAGTCTTTAATGCTTAGCGATGATCTTGATGAAGTGTTGACCTATATTGAAGAGCACCAATTAAAAAGATTATTTCAAGCAACTTGGGGCAAAGGGTATGCAACCCAAGAAACCCGCTTAATTACTATTGGTGATATAACAGAAAATCAAGGTTATTTTCCTGAGTCTATAGAGTTAGTTGAAGAACTACAAATTGGACAAACCGCCAACCTATCGGATATGAGTGGCGATCTATTTATTAAGAGGGTCAAATGATGAAAACATACGCAATATTTAATCAAAAATATGATTGTGAAATATGGGTGACGCTTAAGGTTGGAGATCGTGAAAGCATTGACACTATTAAAGAACTAATCAGCTATGAGCTTGATGCTGACCCAAGCAATGATAAAGGCTACGTTGAGAGCTACCCTTTTTTCCAAGCGGATTGGGAAATTATGGGGGGACGCTTTGAGCGTGGCTTTGACTTTAATCAGGTGATTGAAGTTTCTGAGTATGAAAATTGAAAGGCACAAAATGAGTGAATACAATGCGGATGAATTGCATCAGTCTGTCAATGATATATATGAGCAATTAGACAGGGGCAAAATCAATCAAGAAATGGCGAACGATATTTTGTCCGCCTGTTGCAAAGTGTTTGTTGAAACTGTCGAACGCAACAAACGCAAGCCCAAGCCTTTAGAGCGTAAGCGGGTGTTTTTTGAATATATCAATGAGAAAGAAGAGCGAATTGCTGAAATGGATATTGACTATTGGACGGACGATACCCCTGAAAATGCTTGCAAAGCTTGGGTTCAAATTATGTCTAAGAATTTCAACCAAGAACTTACCTTTTATCGAATTAACTTTATAACTGAAGGAAAATAAAATGAGCTATACAAGGGAATTTTTAATAAATGAATACCTCGATTTCAAAAACAACTATTTAACCCCCGCTTTGTTTTCAGAGCATCGA